AACCGCAAATGCTGTTTTTCCCATTGCTGGTCTCGCACCGATCACCATCAGATCAACTGGTTCAAGCAAAATTGATCCTTGCAGCGAAAAATATCCAAGTTCTGTTCCAGCTAATTTTCCAGCCATCGCATTGTCATGATCCACAAATATCTGATCAACCAGTTCAACATTGGTGAAATCTTTTTTGATCTGGAAATGCAATTCAGATTCTTTCAACAAATTGTTGTATTTATCCAGCGTTAAATTTTCGGATTGGATCATAGTTTCCAATTGATTTTTCAGTGCAATTGCTTTTCTGGTTGCGTGATCCAATCGCAATTCATTGTATATGGAATTGATTCCAACAACTGAATCAAAAATTGATTGCTGTGATATCACATCTGATATTTTCAGCACCGTGTTTTGATTGAACCAACCATGATGACGAAATTTATTCATGATCTGGACCATGTCTGGTGCGTTGTTTTCGCTTAACAATTCACCAATTGATTGATAAAGATGTTTGTGAAACGAATCAATTATCCATGCTTGTTCAATGTTTGAATAAACTTTCAAACCTGTTGCAAGATCACTTGATAAAATGATTGCAAACAATGCTTCTAAAGGGTGTTTTTTCATCTGTTTGGATTGTACGTTGTTAATTGTTTTTTGTTTTCTGGTTTGAACCATACTGAAATCATTTTCTGTTTCCAGTTTTTGACTTGTTTACCAGTTGAATCTTTCCAGTTTGCAATATTATAATATTCAAACGCTTTTCGTGCAGCAATTTGTGAAAAATTATTTTCATCAAAATATTTAATCACTTCATCAATCGATGGTGGCAAAAATTCTTTTTTTGCTTTTTCTGGTTTATCTGTTTCTGGTTCTTTGTTAATAGGTTTATTTATATCAACAATGCTTTTGCTTTGCTTTTGATCTTGCTTTTGTATTGCTTTGTCCAGTGCTTTTGTACTTGCTTTTGTAGTTGCTTCTGTATTTTTTACAATAGCAATAATGTTTGCTGAATATTGATTTTTGCTTTTTTCAATTACATGAATGAATCCAAATTCAACCAGATCATCAAATGCTTTTTTAAATGTTCGCCAATTTTTTATTCCAAGTGCTTCCATTGCCATAACAGTCGGAAATCCGAATTTTTCCTTCCAACCCAAACGATTGCAATGTTCAATGATAAAAAAATAAAGTGCTGAATGATTTGTTGAAATTTTGTCTGGATTCTCGAAGCAAAAATCAAACCATTTCCGTGAAAGTTCGTAACCTGTCATGATATGTGAAATAAAAATGCCCTGTTATCCTTTGTGCTACGACCTACAAATTCAAACAAGGCATTAAATAATTTCTTCGATTCTTATTGTCGTAGCGAATCTTTTGCAAATATATAATTTTTAAGCTGTTGTTTTCAGCTTCTTGAAAATTAATTTTTCCAGTGTTAAATTTGAAAGAATTAAATTGTTGTTTGAATCTTCATTTTTTCTGGAATATCCAACGGTGTCACGCAATAAAATATCCAAGCATTTCATATATGCTTTATCTTTTACTTCCAACATATTAATCACTTTTTTTGTTGCATGAATTACTGATGAATGATCAACATTCATTATTTCAGCAATCAATGTTGATGTTATTCCTGATCCAAACATCAATGCCATTCCAACGTGTTTGTAAAAAATCACGTGTTGTTTTCGTGTTCCAGATAAAAAATCACTATAATCAATCGGTGATCTTTGAAGTAATCGATTCAAATCATATTCACCTATTTGATCAAAATTAATATGTTTTTTCAATTGAATTCTTAATTTGCTGTTTTCGTGTTTCATTTTCTTTTATTTTTAAAATAATTATAATTTATTAAGCCATTGATCAAAAATATTACTTGCTATTTGCGCTGTCATTACTGGTGGAACACTCATTCCAATAAGATATTTGTGTTTTAAATCTAAAAAATTATAATCTAAAGGATAAGTGCCACCTTTGCAATTTTCACTTTTAGTTAACGGTCTGTGTATTGTGTGATGATAACTTCCGCCATCATGATGAGCTGTAATTGTTGGAAGCGGTTTATCTCTATCAACTTTAGAATAACTAAACATACCTTTTTTTTCGTGTACTTCATTAAATCCTTGTCCTTCTTTAGCTAAATACCAATGTTTTGAAATTGATGGTGATAAATATTGGTCATTTGTATTTGGTTCATCTATTTCTCTAAATGGAATTTCTTCTTCGTTAAATTCCATTTGTATTTTTGGAATTTCTGTGAATATATCTTTCCAATATAAAAATTTTTTTGCCAAATCTTTTCTTAATGAAATAAAAAATACACGTTCACGTTTTTGAGGAACACCCATTTTTGAAGCATCTAACAAAAAGTGTTGACAGTAGTATCCAGCTTTATCAAATGCTTTGTAAATTTCGATAACATAATCTTTAGCATTACCCATCAAAAGTCCTTTTACATTTTCAGCAACAACAACTTTTGGTTGTAATTTTTTTGCAAGATCAATAAAATCAAAAAATAAAGTATCTAAAACTTGTTCGGCTTGTCCCTCTCTAAATTTCTTTTCTTTTCCCCAGTCTTTGTCTCTGTTACCAGCCATACTAAAAGATGAACAAGGCGGTGAACCATCAAGAATATCGAGGTTATATAATTCAGCAGGTAAATCAGTGCGATTTTTAAATGTTTGTATTGGTTCAAGGTATGCATATTTTGGATTGTGATTTGTTTTGTATGCTTCAATCATTTTTGGGTCTATTTCATTACAGCCTAATACATCAAACCCGGCTAACTTGTAACCCATAGTTGATCCACCACCACAAGCAAAGCAACTAAATACTTTCCCTTTGTCTTTTGTAAATACCGCATCTTTTAAGGTCCAATTATATGGAAATTTATGTTTTTGTTTCATTTTTTTAAGCGTTAATTGTTTCTGATATTTTATCTGTTATTTTTTCATGAAATTTGAAGCTGAATTCCGTGCTTCTGATCAACGGAAAACAAATATCTGTAATTTCATAACCAGCACATTCACCAACTGAATCATCACCATGATTGTATGTTTTCTCAAATGATCCAGCTGTTGCAATTTCCAGAAATTCATCAAATGAAAACTTGGATTCAACTGGAAACACTGAAAGGTTTATTTCGCCAAGTGAATCAACTTCAATTTCGATTTCAGTTCGTAAAACATCAGTGTAATCATTCACATCTATTTCGTGAATCATTTTATCCTGTGCAATTATTAATGCGGCATCTTTATCTTCAAAGATCAAACCACAAGTGATGTATGCCTTTTTCATTTTTTTAAATCATTTATTTTATCTTCAATTCTGTACATATGCGATCTTAAATCAAAAAAAATACTTAAAGTAAAGAACCAAAGTATATCGATTTTTTCTTCACCTATTATCCAATAAAATATTCCTAATGCAACCATGACCAGACCTAACTGTTTCATGTGTTTTTCTTGTGACTTTATCATGATTTTAATTTTAAATTGAATTATAGTTTCTTTTTAACACTTCCAAATATTCCAGATACAAATCAAAATTGAATGATCCAGATCGATCTTTTTTACTTTTAGTTGTTTTTGCTTTGGTCCACCATTTGGACATCGTTTTGATTCCTTTTGGCAATTCTTGAATTGTGTTTTTCATAGTTTTTCGATTTCTTGTTTGACTTCAATCCAGTAGTTGGTTGTTAAATAATCTGCAGGAATTATGCGTTTTTTATTGTACCAATTTTTAGAAAACGTTGAATTAATGTTTTCATTAACTGCAATCAACGCACATTGTTTTGCCGAAAGTTTTTCCATTTGAATAATTAGTTCGGGTGTTTCATCACAAGATGTTAATTTAACATCTCTAAATGGCATACATTTGTAAAAACTTCCAATAAGTTCTTTTGCTTTTTCTTTTGGTGTCATAATTCTGATATTTTTATAACTAATTCTGGGTGTTTATCTAAAATCAACCACGCTTCATTGATGCTTGATGCTGAAATTATGCTTGTTTTCTTCGATTTGCGGAATGTTCTTGGATCAAGAATGTAATACCAACAGATAAATGTTTTCATCGTGTTAAACCGCTTAAAATGAATGCTGCAATTGCGATGATGGAAATCACAATCATTTCAATTTTTTCTGTTTTCATGATAATTGATTTGCGAATGCGTTAATATCTGTACAAATCTGTGTACCGTTTTCAAAAATAATTACAACATGAGTGTTGTCAAAATCTACTACTTTGCATTTTTTACCAAAGTAATCAAGTTCAAGTCCTTTTTTCATAGTTTGTTTTTTGTTTCTGTGTCCACAAATATAAC